GTAGTAAGGGCGGTGTGTGCCTTACTCTCAGCTTCACGCCTGTCGGGAACCTTGTAAGACTTTACAATCTCATAGTCCCTATAAGGTGAGGCGGTTTGATACTGTTTTACTCTGTCTTCTGGGTCAACAGCCATTCCTACTTTGACCCAACCGGGAAAAGAAGGGTTGTGTATAATATAAACTGAACCTTCTTTGGAGTCAGAATAATTGGTTAAAGAGCTAAAGGCTGCGTCAGTAAATCCCCTGTATCTTCCGGGCTTGAACAGCGGGTGGGTTTTTGGTATGTATTTATTATTGACATACATGTCTCTAGCATTCCAGCAAGATTTGCATAAGTATTTATGTTGTCTCTTTCGAGCATCAGTCCAGTTGCCGCCTAGGACTAGCTCTACAGAACACTCAATACAAGTTTTAGTGGGTGGCTGACCAATCGCTTCCGACATTATACTCTCCATCTAGTGGACATTTTAGATTAAGTTCTAATCCTGCTTGAACAATTGCATCTACACCTAAGTTGCCTACAGTGTCAGCACTCATCTCTTCAACCTCTAACTGCCATTCATCGTGTATGTTACACACAAACTTAGCATCAAGTCCAGCTATTTTCTCGTTAAAAATAACCAAGGCTTTCTTCATAACGATAGCACCGGCACCCTGCAATAGCGTGTTAAGGGCTGAGTGTTCTGAACGGACAAATAACTTACGTCCATCTAAACCTTTGAGGTGGCCTCTTGCTGAAGCTCTCGCAACTTTATTTTTGAGATTTGTAAATGATGGAAGATTATCGAAGAAAGATTGTCTAAGCCTTGAACCAGCTTCTCTGCCTCCTCCAGCCACGCTCCCAAGCTTTTCATCTCCTGCGCCGTACAACAGTGCATAGATGAATGTCTTCGCCTGATTTCTAGATTCAAGTCCTGCAAGGTGCTGGTTAGCTGTGTGTACGTCTCCGTTGACAATTTCATTTGTGTACTCCTTGTCTTCCATGTAGTGAGCCAACATACGTAGCTCAAGGCCACTGGCATCAATACCTACCAGCTTGTAACCTTTGGGGACAGTCCATACTGCTCTACACTCCTTACCATAAGGCGAGTTAGAGCTAGGTACTTGTGCCATGTTAGGTTCACGATGAGTCATACGGCCTGTGATAGTCCCATTAGGGATCACATAGCCATGTACTCTGCCGTCATCTTTCAATGCTTTCAACCACGATTTAATCTGAGCCTCACGCTTCTGGTGCATCAGATAATCTTTGATTAACTCTGCTTCTGGAATACCTTCTATCTGAGAAAGAGTTTTCTCATTGACAATAGGTCTACCATGCACAGTGAACTCAGTAGGCTTCCAACCAAACTCAATAAGGTACTCACCTACCTGCTTTCTAGAACTAATGTTGAAGTCCATTATGCTCTGCCTAGTGGTACTAAAGTTAGCAGGCTGGCTTAGGTACTCATGCTCTTCGGCAGTAAGGCGAACACCTTTACCACTCAAGGTATCCCAAGAACCTGTCTTAGCTACAGCACCTGTACCTGTCTCACGGCGATAGATAAGACGCTCATCTATCTTAGGCTTAAACACCTTGCCCACTTCATCCTCTAGCTTCGCCATGTTCTCACGCATGAGAGCCAAGAGCATACTTGCTTTGTACTCGTCAAAGTAAAAGCCAGTGTTCTCCTGATCCTTCATGATGGAGGCTACCTCATGCTCTAAATCTATTGAGTCAGGAGAGAAGCCTACACCTTCCTTCTGCAAAGCTTTGTAAACCTTGACGTTAACTCCAACGTCACGCTTACAGTACTCAAGCATCTCAGGTGTGTAGCAATCAAACTGATCAAACTCAATCTTAGCAAGACCTAGCTTACTACCCCATACTGCAAGGCTGTGACCAGCTTCACGTACAGGATTAAATAACCTAGATAGTACCAAGGTATCTATGATCTGTTGGTTGCCAAGTTTAAATGAAGTAAGCTTTTCTAGAGCAGGTATGTCAAACCCAATGATGTTGTGTCCTGATAGCTGCTCTGCTTTATTTAATAATGAAACTCCTTCTTCTATCTCGTCAGGCCCGTAGCTCCAGACCTCACCAGTGTTTACTTCTTGAGCAACAAGACACCATATCTTTGTGTACTCAAGCCCGTCAGTCTCTATGTCAAATAATAGTTTCATTCAAACGCCAGTGTATCTTCTTGATCAGGGTTAAAGTCAATGTCTGAGTCATCAACTTCGTTGAGCCTACCAGTATCCTTATCGTATTGCAAGTAGGTAGCTATACCGACATCACCTGTGTACCTAGACTTTAGGATACGCACACGGGTAGTGGATGCTACCACCGGATCATCTGCCTGCTGGTTGCGCTCAAGGGTGATGACACAATCAGACAACTGTGCGATGGACTGACTGCCTCTAAGGTGGCTCAGATCTGTCTCAGCGCCCTTCTCATGTCCCTTATTACCATCAATACGGCGAAGGTGTGACACAAGAATAAGACCAGCACCTGTCTCTTCAGCAAGGCTGCGAAGGCGTGTCATGATAGAGTCAATGGAGCGGCGTTCATCACCCTCCAATGTGGCAGATACCATCATATGCAGGTGATCAATAACAACCCACTTACATTCGCAACCAACTATCATGTAACGTAACTTAGAAAAGATACCGTCAATATCATTGGAACCGAAGTGAGCGTGTACCCACACCCTGTCGTTGTTGTCGTTGTCCAAGAAGACATCATCAAAAAGAATATCAACTTCTTCTCTTGAGAAGGTTTCGCGTACACTGTCAATGTGTAACTTAGCATTGGCCTCAATAGAAAGGATGCCGTCCACGGTGCGTGTCCAATCCTCCTCCAGTGCAACGATACCGATGTTGTCATCAGTCTCTTTGATGAGCCAGTGTTCTAGTTCGCGTGTAACCGCAGTCTTACCAAGACCCGTACCGCCTGCAACCAGCACCAACTCACCCTGCCGTAAGCCTTCTAGCTTTTTATTTAAACCGTCCCAAGGGTAGGGGATGGACTTCTTCTTGGGTCTGTTGTGATACTTATCTTTATTCTCACTGACATTCAAGACACCGCTAGGCGTGTAGGTCTTTGCATTCCACCACGAACTAACGTAGGAGCCGTGCTGGTTCTTACGCAGCATGTCATTGGCATCCTTGTGACCGTCAGGCATCACCATGATCTTAGCTTTGTTAGGCTTCAGCAGCCTTGCTACTTTCTTGGCTGCTTCCTGTCCGGGTTTGTCAGCGTCAAAGCAGATCACGATGTTGTCAAACTTCTCAAGGAATTCTATTTGAGATTTAACATCTTTCTCTGCGCCCTGCGCTCCGTTCTTAACAGATACCACGGGCCACTTAGATCCCAGCAACTCGTAGGCCGCCATCGCATCACACTCACCCTCAGTGATAGTAATATACTTACCACCCTTGTCGCCCACTGTCTGCTGACCGAACAGTCCACACTCTGATATAGGGCCAGAGGCAGTGAAGCCTTTGTCACTGACAAACCTAGTCTTGTACGCAACCTCTTCCGAGCCATTGTAGTAGGGGTAGAAGTGTCGGGATACTTCACTATTTAAATTTACTACTGATCTAACGCCATATTTTTTTGCGGTTGCCAGAGATATTCCTCTGTCATGCAAAGCATTAAAGTCTCCTTCAGTTATTGCGACATTATCTTTTACAAGTTTTGGGGCTTGTATCATTTCTCCACCTTCGTAAGTATAAAAAGTTCCACAAGAAAAACACTTGGCAGTGCCATCCTCATTGATGCTCGCCCCATCACTGCTATCACACACTGAACAGGGTTTGTGGGTTTCTACAAAAGACATCTAAGTCTCCATAAAAGAAGGGGCCGAAGCCCCTCTTAGTTAAACCAGTTCTTCCTGCTCAGGCTCATGAAATATCTCCTCCAATTCCTTGGAGAAAGTTATCTCTGCTGCCTGTAGCACAGCTAGACGGGACTGTAAACCCGCTGCCTCTTCACGAACTGAACGTACAAAGCCTACAAGAACCTGACCACGCTCAGATAACTCGGATACATTGTATTCCTTGTCTTCATAAGTCACGGTGTTTGGCTTCTCTTCCGTCATGGTTACTCCCTAAAATGCCAGTTCAGTTTCAGCGGCACCTTGACCATACTCAATGAGATCTAGGATCTGCACGTTCTCAAGGATGGCACGTTTGTACTGCTTGTTAGGGCCGTACACGGCTGCTCGCCACTGCACTGCTACCTTAGATCCGTTACCAATCTGCACATCAATCTCATTCTTTTCAGAATCAACAAGCTTAGGTACAGGGTTCTTCTCACCCTTACCGTTCACTTCCCATTGATAGAAATGGATCACAGGATCTTCGGTATACTTAGACCGCCCAGCAGCCTTGATACCAACATTGAAACCAGCAGAAATAAACTGCTGATATACCTCATCAGATACCGCTAGGTTAATCTCATACCCGTTACGGTCACCCGTGAAGTTAGGGACAGGCACTTTCACATGGGGATAAAAGGCTTCGCCAGTTAACACTTGTGGGATACCATCAATCATACGCATAGGTTTTCTCCTTTGTTAGCGTCATTATAAATTAACATCATTGCGATGCGTTGTCAACAAAAAAATCAGATATTTGTTGCTCAATGGCTTCATCAATACCATCTTCAATCTCTAAGCAATGCCGGTCTTTCCCGTACATGTTGTAAGTAATGTGGTACGGTGACTTGTTCTCATACAATAAACCCATCAGGTGAGAGCCGGTGAAGGCTTTATATTCTTCAGTGGTTATATCAAACAACATTACCAGCCTCCTAGTTCATCTAGGAATTCAGAAAATAATTCTGTTAGGTCATCGTCACGTATCCTCCAAGACCCTACCTCAGTACACCGATCCTCAACAAAACCAATGAACCTCAACTTAATTCTTTCAGAAGGCAGCGGAGCACCTAACCTCATTGCAAACAACTGACACCACCAATCATCTACATCCGAACAAAACTCCATTCTAGTATCTGTAGAACTCATTTTATATCTCCCTTTTAAAACTTGTAAGTATTTTACACGCAGAGGAAAAGGTTGTCAAGAGAATTTTTGATACTCCTGATTCTGCACCTCAAGGTAGATGGCAACAAACCTAATACAGAAATCATCACCGTGTTTGAGGCACAGGCGTAAGGCATCCTCACGAACAACAGGTGTTACAATTCCTGTTTCAAAGTAACACTCGCTGAACCCGAGGATGTGGTTGGACATGTCAATTATATTCTGCATGAGTGCTTCGACATTTGGTTGAAACGGGATCGCCTTGTGATGCTGGTGACCATAGCCTTGGACACACCAAGCTTACGTATGATATCACATGGACGCATACCGCCAGCATACATTTTTGTTATAGCTATAACGTGGGGAACGGGCGCTGACTCTGCACCAACAGGCCAGTACCTGTCAGGGTAGATCACATCGAGGTGATCCTGTGCGCGTATAGCCTTGTAAAATAAATCACTCATACTTAACTCCTCGGAAACGCATATCAATAACCTTTGGTTTGTAATTAAAATAATACTCAGTGTACCCAGCCAGTGAAGTCTCACGCTTACACTCATCTGGCATACACTGGGGTGGATCTGACCAAACGGTGTCAGGTATACCGCTAGGAGCGCATAGGAGGGGCGTATAACACTTTTCCCATGACAGGTGTACCTTACCATACCTCTCGGTATACTCCTCTGAGAGGCCCTTAAAATGCCTGTAAAGCCAATCGTAATGTTTGCGATTAGAGCGTACCCAAACGGTACTAGGGTGGTTCTTATGAGCCAGTTTGTAAGGTACATTACCATCACCCTCAATATGGTGGGCAGCACAGAGCATTTGTGCAGATTCTAAAACCATCTTGACCACATGCTTATCGCACTGCATTTGTGCAGCCTTTACAGGGCAGGGGTCTATGTAAAATATGTTCATAAAAATTCCTTAACGTTACGAGTATACGGAGAGGGTTGTACTCATTAATTAAAAAGCAGTGAGTTATGAACATCCATCAAAGCCTTCCGGTAATTTTTAAGTAGTTTTTGTTGAGGACTTACATGCCGGTGAGGTTCGGTAAGTGTGTTCTCATCATCTATCACGCTCACACGCTCAAGTAGCACGTTTCTAACCTCAGAAGAAACAAGCTCACGCAAGTTACTTTTAAAAGTATCAACACTACCATTAAGAATTAAAGCCTCTCGGCTATCAGAGTGAATCACAAAGTGATCAACAAATATATCTATAGTATCCATAGTCATCTTCCATTACCGGGGGTTTTATTAAGTGAGCAGTTTATACACATGCTCAGGTGCCGGAGGGTTATGCTGCAATCGGGAAAGCCTTAGTGATAATCTCTTGCACCTTCTCAGACTTCTTGAGTTGTGCAACGGGGATATCAACAGCATTCTTACGCCGTCTACCAATATGATGTGAAGACCAATCAGTCATTACATTGTAAACTGACCAGTAATTCTCACCCAACTTACGGCTGTAGTGCTCTTGGTACTTGTCCCACATGTACATCAGACCATCGTTGGCATTGACCTTACCGTACATGATTATCTCAGGGATACGCTCACCATCGTGTAGCATCTGCAAAGCAATCTTAGAACCAGCAGCCTCTGCGAGGTGCTTGAATGCCTCACGGTTACCGCACTCACGCTTGGCCCACTCAGCCCAGATATTATTCTGCTGATCCATGATACCTAAGATACCATTGAGCAGACGGGCACCGTGCTCTACGTTAAGGGCATTTGTATGCCGCGCCTTGTAGATGGTAGCCGCACCACCGACAAAGACCTGCGAGTTTGTACATGCAGACTGCAACACACCAGCGGAGCCTTGGTAAGACCAGACCCCGTTGAATGAGTTGATGTGCAGCATGGTCATGCAAGCCGTGTCACCATCAGGTGTCTCAATGACATGATCAGGCAGAGTATGCTTTACAAAACACATAGCACCATCGGAGCCTACCTGTATATCCTCTCGGACATCGTTAAGGTTCAGGCTGCTACGCTCCAAGATGTTACGGCTTGTGTCGATCATCTTGGTATGTTGCACAGCATTGTAACGCTTGCCGTGGATAGCAAGTTGCTGACCCGTATCCTCACGGTAGTACATATCCTTACCATCTACCTTGTGAGTCCTTCCAAAGGTATCTGAGTAGGTCATAGGGGCTTTGAGGACTTTGAAATCCGCATCGCCATAGCCCGAGTCACGTAGCATGTCTACGCCTGAGTTGTTTTTAAACAGTGATATTACCGACATTATGATATCTCCAAGTTTAAGTCTTTATCTTTGTCATGGAAAAGTGTTACCTCTTCCCGAACAAAACCGTGATCCCAGTTGAGCAGATGCAGAACATCGTAAACCTGCCGGAAGCCGATGCCTACCTCTTCAGCGATAGCCTCGGCGCTTTCCCGAGACATCTCAACGGTTGGACATTTAGTAACTACTTTCATAGTAGTCCAGCCCTTATCTGAACGGCGATTGATCGTCGCCTTACTTACGTTATGTATATTCATTTTACTTCCTTAGTCAATTCAATGCACACCCCATTGGAGACGCTGTACGATTTGTACATGCCTCTTCCAAGATGCACTTGGGCGGATGCCCTTGCTCTTGCTGCGTCCTTCTTAGGAACAATGAACCAATCACCTTGGCGCATTCCCTTGAACAGCGGCTTCCAACGTGAACGCTCAGTGGTTGGAGCGGGAGCGGATTGTACTTTGTAATAAGTAGTCATAGTTTTTTCCTCGTTGAGCCGTTTTACATCATGCTCAGGATGCGAGGGGTTTTGGTTGTCAGCGTAGGCCCTCGTTACCCACACTGACATAGTTAACTTATGCTATTGCGATTAGATTAGTATCTACCACAAAGTTGCCATCATCTTTCTTGGCCTTGCCCTTGGCTACCAAGCCGACAACAACCTTACCGGCCTTGACGTTCACAAGGTCTGAGGCATCGCCATCAATCACCCTGCGTCCCTTGTAATGCTCGGGCATACCGCCACGGAACACCACCGATATAGGCGCGTCGGTATTCCAAGCCTTAGCAACGTGCTTCTGATAGTCCGGCTCGTTACTGTACGAAAACATCAACTCGTAATTGTCGGGTGTCTTGCCCAGCCTTGACGCATTCTTGGTGTAGTCATAGAAGAAAATATCGGGAAACTCTTGCGGTATCCCATGCTTTTCCCAAGGTATGTCTGACAGTACATTGAGACGCACCGCTGCCTTGACACCCTGACGCTTGCAAAGCTTGTCGAAGTTGCCAAGCTCTTTGCGTAACTGATCCAAGAAACCAGCCCGATCACTATGCCACCAATCAGACTTGCGTTGCCTGCCAGCCTTGACGTTTGAGAATACGCCCATGCCTGCCGACTCAAGGCAAGACTTAGCGCAGCCTGCCACGTTCCGATAGGGACAGAGTATGTCATC